TCTTGCGCCAAAGTTATTAACAAGCGGTTTAATTCAGACAATCGTTTAATTTCATCAACTAACGGTTGTTGTTGAGCCGCTACAAAAAAGTCTAGTTGGTTATCCATTGTTAAGCTCCTTTAGTTTGGCTTCAATGGCGTGAACCAAACTTATTAAAGTATCACCCGAATAAATATCAAAATTATCAATGTCTTTATCAGTCAGACCAACCCAAGGCTTTTTGTATTCTTGAATGTCATCGTCATCAATGCGTGACATCGTAATAGTCATAGCCTGATCTGCTGCAACAGCTTCCCAATCGGTTGCGGATACGCTTAAAACGCTATTAATAACCATTGCAGCGTGTTTTGCTAGTGGGTAAGGTGTTTCCTTATCTATTTCAATTAATGCGTTGTAAGCGATTCTAAGAGCTTCCCGTTCCGTAACGGGTCTAGCTTTCTTTTGTTGTTTGCGTTCCAATTCGTCCCAAGCCTCATCTTCAGTCATGTTTTTTCCCCATAGCAATGTCAACTTGTTGGTCAGTCTGTTCCTCAGTCACCATGAAAAGCTGACTTGTGTATTTGTTTAGCCATTTATAGCGGTTTGCGTCTACTTCTAATTGCTTGACATATTCCTCAAGTTCGTCAACTTCTTGAACAGTTAACCAAGATTTCTTAAGTTTTTGGATTAGTTTCACGTTCAATCTTCCCGTCTGGATAAAACAAAGTTTTAGCAATTCGACTTGGTGATTCCAATACTGTCATGCTGCCAGTTCGTGTATGCGTTTTAGGTGTTTTGTATGCAGGTCTGTCAAACCTGTCTATTTTTTCTGGTTTTTTCATAACATTCCACTAATTCTATTTAGTTAGCTTACTATATTCAACGCAGTTTTGTAACATTTAATCTGGTATAAGCTCAAATTTCCGCCATTTTCGTGCCAATTCTTTAGCCTCTTGGCCCATCGTTTGTGGTCAACATTTCCGTTATCGTCCTTTGGTGCTTTAAACGCTTTTAGAGCGATTTCCGCTAAAACCCTATCAACCACCTCAACTGGTGCTTTTGGAGCTTCCAAAGCGTTTGTAGTCGGTCTGGGAGCTTGTTTACACAAAGACTTAAACTCAATTAGGTTTGGGCAACGGTCTGGTAAGTTTTGCAATGCCCAGCCAATAGCGTTTAGGTTGTCAACAAAAATACCAAGCTCATGCGCCCAAGCTGACTTAACTTCGTTTAGCGGCATTCCGTTCCATTTGTTTTTAAATTCCGTCCCATAAGTCATAGACAGTCGGTCAAATAAACGCTCAACAGCAGCAATTGATATGCTCATTTTGCAATCCTCGGTACGTTGGTTTCCATTTCAAAAATGTCTTTTTCAAATGTTGGAGTTCTTCCAGCAGCTTGGTCAAACCATTCTCGGTTTTCTTTAACCCAAGGTTTTTCAGTAGCGGATTTAGTTTTTGCGTTTGCATACCACTCAGCATTAAACGATTGCCAACCAGCTACACAACAATGCTCAAGTGCGTCATTTAAAGACAACCCCGCTTTTTGTGCTTCCTTTTCAATTCCACGCATAACTGTGTCTGTAACTGCTGACCTTTTTCCTTTTCTAAGCTGCAAAAAATCATCCCATACAGATTGCAAAACGCCTTCTGGCGTAACTCTTTTAACTGGTTCTTGTTTAATGGTTAATGGTTTATGGTTTATGGTTGGTTGCACAGTCGTTGTACGGCCGTTCAACGGTCGTTCAAGACCCGCATCTTTACTTGCTTTCCTGACCTCTGCACTTTTCTTGCCAGCCATTGATGCAGACTTTTGCTTGTTTCGATAGTCAAGTATTTGCTCGTCTGCTCGCTTATTTATCCAACCTTTCGAGGTCAAAATAAAGTAGTCGTTAAGCACCCGTTGAACGTCCGTTGAACAGTCGTTTAATCCAATATATTGAGATGGATTGTCTTCTGGAATGGGTTTTTCATGTAAGTAATACAGGTCAAGTAAGCGCCTGTAAATCAAGTCTTGCATGGGTGTCAAATATCTTGTGTGACTAGCGTAGTCACCGATATTGAATTGATAGTAGTGCATCTTAAGCCTTTAAAAAAAAAGCGTCACCTGAAAACTCAACCCTTTTTTAAGGGGTCTGGTCGGGTAGGTGAGATAACCTACTGAGTTTTCATGTGACGCTTTACCTCGTTAATCACCCCGACCAAGGGATGCACAAACTATATACAACTTTTAAAATTAAGTAAAGTGAGCCTCCATAAAGCAGGATTTCCATTAGAAAATTAAACACTAGGTTTAAGTGCGACTGCCTGCCAAGGAAGTTAGCCTGTAAACCGTTGCCTAAAAATCAGGACGCTAACACCTGACGCTCACTACTTTAATTCTACCCAAATGTCTTGCCATGTCGAGGGAAACATTTGTTTGCGTGTGTATTTACCGTCAGACGCTTTCTCTAAGCTGGCTGCAAGAAATATCATCTTGTCTTGCGGAATACCATTGTTGCGCCATTGCGACACGGCAGCAAGCGTCACGCCACACAACTTAGCAACCTTTGTTGTGCCACCTAATGTTTGGATAATTTCGTTATCATTCATGTAGACATCTTAACATATTTAAGTTGACATACATATTTAGTTGTCTTAATATTCGTATTAGGCAATCACGCCTAACAAGGAAAAAACATGGACGAACAGAAGCAATTTCAAGACGAATACGAACAGCGTTTAGAGGAAGCTCTTAACCAAGTCGAGCAAGGCTACGTTACAGAAGATTACATGACTATCATCCGTCACGCTTGCGGATTACCCAATGCAGCACCTAAAAACTTACTCCCCCTTGTATACAACTTTGATGAAATTTTTGGAGCAACACAATGATTATCACAGGATCAAACTCAGACCGTAAGCAATTCCAAATTGCACCCGCTGGTACGCATTTAGCCCGTCTTTACCGCATTATCGACTTAGGTACGCAAATGCGTGAGTACGAAGGTAAAGTCACCATGAGTCGCAAAGCAAAGTTCTTTTTTGAGCTGCATGGTGAGGACGCTGACGGTAAACCGCTGCTTACATCAGACGGTAAGCCCCTAATTCAGTCCCGTGAGTACACAGTAAGCCTCAACGAAAAAGCGAACCTGCGCCGTGATTTAGAAGCATGGAGAGGCAAGGCTTTTAGCGAGGATGAACTTAAAGGTTTTGACATTAGCAACATTCTTGGACACTTTTGCATGGTTAACATTAGCCACCGTCAAAAGGGTGATATGACTTATGCAGACCTTAAAGGTGTTTCTGCTGTACCTAGCATTTACAAGAAACAAGGGTTGCCAGAAGGCATTAACACCACAATGATTTTTAACCTTGATAAGTTTGACGAAACTATGTTTGATTCGTTGTCTGAAAACATCAAGGAAACGATTAAAAAGTCACCTGAGTACCGAAGCATAGGTGAGCAATCTAAAACGTACCAAGAGGCTTCTAGCGGGTCTGTAGCGGATATGGACAATGACATTCCGTTTTAAGGAGCTTATCTTGAACCAAAATGAAGAAGCTATCCTAATAAGCTGGCGGCTTCAGCAATGGTATGAGGGCATGGTTCTTGACCAGAGAGCCATGCAAGACGTACAGGACGCTATTGAGATGCTTAAAACCCTTGCTAAACAGGTGCAAAAATGAAAGAACTATCGGACGAATCTTTAGAAGCTGAAAAGATATATTTTGAGAAAAAAGCTGCTGCAAGACGAGCGTTATTGGAAAAACAAATGAACAAAGTTATGGAACATCTTGACTCAAATGATGAAGAATTATGGGATGATGTTTGGTTTGGCAATCAAGACGAACTAACTCTTGTCAGGCGAAGTGATGGTATTTTTACTATTGCTTGCGCCGTTGATGGTGAAACCGATATTGATAAAATGCAATCCGTTTATTTAACACCTTCAGAAATACCTATGCTTATTACTGCACTTCAACATTTGCTTGCAAAGGATGCAAAATGATTGTCAAAACAGCAGATTCGGAGTCAGGGCACTGGTATTCCCAAGACGGGTCACCAGCTTATCGGGTTGTCGGTAAGAATGGCGTAGAACGCAACACTCGACTGACTGACGCTAGAGAACGGGGTTTAGTACCTAGCGTTACGACTATTAGCGGTTTGCTTGCAAAGCCCGGTCTAAATAACTGGTTGCAGCAACAAGTTTTGTTAGCTGCGCTGACGTTACCTAGAGCAGAAGGTGAGTCAGAGGAAAACTGGTTGCAGCGTGTGATGTCTGATTCTAAGTCTACAGGACGGGAAGCAGCAGACCGTGGAACTCGACTGCATGGGGTGCTTGAGAGCTTTTATGAGGGAAAGCTGATTGAGTTTCCTAACTACGTTTACAGGGTGCATTCTGCGCTTGAGAGTCACTTTGGCCCTGCTAATTGGGAAGCAGAACGTAGCTTTAGCTTTGGTGGCTATGGTGGAAAGGTTGACCTTATCTCTGACAACATCGTTGTAGACTTTAAGAGCAAAGAGGGGGATTTAAGTAAGATTACCCCTTACCATGAGCAAATTATGCAGCTAGCGGCTTATAGGATGGGTTTAGGCAAGCCTACCGCTAGGTGTGCAAACGTCTACTTCACGGAATCTGGTGACGTTCGACTAA